GAATATCAGTAGGCATATATAAGGCAATTGAACCAGTATATTTTCTTTGAGCTACATCATTTATGTCTCTAAACCATCCGTCAGTCTCGTCCCCCGTTATCTTAACTCCAGCAATGTTTCCAGGCGCATCTTGATTAGTTTGAACTGTGCTTAGATTGTTTGAATTTAATGCATTTTCTCTAGTACTCATCGCCGCCTCATTCTTCTCCTCCCCAAACCACTTTTTAAAAGTGCTATTTCCTATTTCTATTTTTCCTTGTGCAATCTTTTCATCTATAGCCATCATCTCAAACAATACAAATGGTTCATGTGTAGTTTCAGATATCTCATCCATACGTTTAACAGCATATTCACTAGATTGATGACTATTAAAATTTATATTATCTACAGAAGTATCATTCCCTACTGTTTCTGGATATTTCCAATGTTCAATACCTAGCCCTGTAGACCATGTTCCATTATTATATCTTTTACTAGAATTGACGGCTGCTATATCGTCTGCTGTCGCGGAGGTTTCTGCCATAATTATGTCCTTGTTTGTATAGTTATTATTTATAACACTTTGTATAAATAGTTACATGAAAAAGACATATTCTGGGTCATGGAAGCCAAAACATCCCGAAAAGTATCGTGGCAACGTTAATATGATACATTATAGGTCATTATGGGAGAGAAATACATTTAGATATTTAGATAAAGCTAGTTGGGTTAAATGGTGGAATTCTGAAGAAACTGTTATAGGTTATATATGTGCAACAGATCGTAAGCCCCATAGATACTTTGTTGATCTTACTATACGAACAGATACAGGTCGGACTCTTTTAGTTGAAATAAAACCTTATGCACAGACCTTACCTCCTAAACGTAAAAAATTAAATGAAGCATTAACTTATATGAAGAATACTTCTAAGTGGAAGTATGCTCAAAAATATTGTGAAGAACGTGGTTATGAGTTTCAAATATGGACTGAGAAAGAACTTGAAGCAATGGGTATTAAGACAATGACATTAAAATTTAAAATTAGTAAGACTAAAACAGGTAGAAGAATATGGAAAACTCTTAAAAAAAGAGTATAAATATAGGTATGAATAGAATTAATAAAAATCTATAATGGCTAGTTTATTTGATAAATTAGAATCAGAAGCATTTCGTAAAGGAATACAAGCCCGTTCTAAAGAAGCTGGAGTATGGTTTCAAAAGAAAGCAAAAGAGCTTGGTCCATTAGGAAAATCTACCATGCTTAAAGATGATAGATTAAAGAAACAAAGCGGAGCCCATCCAGGTGATATGGTAATGTACATATACGATCCTAAGCTTAAACAAACATTACCTTATTATGATACATTTCCTTTAACGATTGTTGTTGGTCCTGCCAAAGATGGTTTTTATGGTATTAATTTACATTACTTACCGCCTAAAGTTCGTGCAATTTTCTTAGATAAATTGGGTGATATAACATCTAATAAAAAATTTAATGCAACCACCAGATTTAGAATAACTTATAACTTATTAAAGGCTACAAAAAATTATAAATACTTTAAACCATGTTTCAAACATTATTTAACAAAACATGTATCTTCAGGTATTATGAAAGTAAACGCTGCAGAATGGAACATAGCAATATTTTTACAGACAGCATCATTTAAGAAAGCCGGTATAGGTAAAGTTTGGGCAGATTCAAGGAGTCAATATTAATGTTACCAGTAAGTATAGATTCAATTAAGTCAACGATTAACCGTCGGGGAGGTTTAGCACGTGGTAATAGATTTGCTGTATATGTATCTCATCCTTCAAAGAGTATGAATAGTTTATTAAATTTTAATCCAGCTACATTACTTAGTAATTTAATAAGTGGTGATGGTATAAACATTGGAGATTTTATTAATGATCCAAGAGATATGTTTTTATTATGTAAAAGTGTTACATTACCTGGAAAAAGAATATCAACAACTGAAGCTACACATAATCATCATATGTCTAAAAAACCATATTCGGCAATAGCAGATGAAGTCACTATGACATTCTTATTGACAAATGACTATTATATTAAAAAGTATTTTGATATGTGGCAAGAAATGATTATTGATACATCAAGTAAACATTATAAAACATTTTATAAAAATGAATATGTTACTGATGTGACAATTCAACAATTATCCCAAGGAAGTGATTTTGTACCAGGATATTCAATTATATTAGAGAATGCATATCCTATACAGGTTGGAGCTGTTGAATTAAGTTCTGAAAGTGATGGATTATTAGAAGTAAGTATTACATTTGAATATGATAATTTTAAAAATGTTGGATTAGTAGATGGATTTTCAGAAGTAGCTAATCACATGCTAAATATAGGAAAGGATACGTTAAGTACGTTTAATAGATTATTTTAATTTTATAATAATGGAGATAAATTGATATGTTGCCAAAACTAGCAACCCCAAAGTATGATATGATTGTGCCTTCAACAGGCAAAAGTATAACATATAGACCATACGTGGTCAAAGAAGAGAAGATATTGTTAATAGCAATGGAATCTCAAAATGATGAAGCAATTGAAAGTGCGATAATTGATATCATTAAATTGTGTATAGAAACACCAATTAAAGTAGATCAGTTAACAAATTTTGATACTGAATTTATATTTGTAACCTTACGAAGTAAATCTGTAGGTGAAGGTATTAAGATAGCACCTAAATGCAAAAGCTGTGAAGAAGAAAATGAAACAAAGATTGATTTAGAGAAAGTACGAGTAAAAAATCTTGAAGATGCGATAGATAAACATGTTAAATTAACAGATGATATATCTATTGATTTAAACTGGCCAACTATGAAAGATAAGTTGACACAAGCTGAAAGAAAAACTGGTACTGATACTATTATTAATATGGCAGCTAAATGTATTGATATAATTTATAGCGGTGAAGAAGTATTTGCTGCTAAAGATTCATCAATGAAAGAACGTGTAGCATTTATTGAAAGTTTAAATACTGATCAATTTGCTAAAATAATAGAAGTAATAAGTAATGCACCGGTATTAACTTATGATGTAGAATATAAATGTAAGAAATGTGGCGAAGCTAATACAATAGAATTAAAAGGATTAGCTGATTTTTTTCAATAGCCCTTTCTCACAGTAGTATTATAAATTATTATGAAAGTAATTTTGTATTAATGCATCAACATAATTTTGGATTAGCAGATCTTGATAATATGATACCGTGGGAGAGGGAAATATATATCTCTCTTGTAGAAAACCATGTTAGAAAAGAAAACGAAAGGATGAAAAAACAAAATGGCTAAAGACAATATAACTTTATTAAATAATATATCAAATCAGTTAAAAAAACTGAATCAAGATAATATGCGTCAGCAAATTCTTGAAAGAGAATATAGAGAACGTCAGGAAAACATGGCTGCTGGAGGACTTTCAGAAACAGAAGTTGGTCCTAATTTCATTGATGCTGCTGAAGATTTTAAACGAAGAGTAAAAGGTAGTATAACTGGTGCAATAGCTAGTGAAAAATTTACTGCAAGTGGTGAAAGAGCTAGACGTTCAAATAAAGAAGCCAAAGATAATAAAAAATGGGATAAGAAAACCCAAGTTAAAATGAAAGATAGAAGTGTTGGTTTATCTGACATAGTTAAAGCTGATAACTTTCAAACAGATTTATTAAATTATATATCTTTAGATACTAATAAAATGGAATCTAATATAATGCGGATTGGAGAGCTTCTTTATACAGCATTATTAAGTAGAGGTAATAATCGTGGATTTATTTATGTTATGGATATTACTGCAGCTGCAAATGCTGAAATGGAACAAAAAAGATGGGCTACTGAAGATAAACAAAGATTAGATGATAAGCGTACTGCATTGGAACTTGGTCGTGAATCAAATAAAGAAAAAGTAATGAAAGCAGCAACTCCTTTAGCATTACCATCTATGGCAAGTTCTGGTTTTGGAAGTATATTTAAAAAAATTGCAGGATTACCATTGCTACTTGGCACAGCAGCTGTCGTACTTGCGACTGGTGCAATTATGGATTTTATTTCAGGTTGGAAAGAAGATGGATTAGCTGGTGCAATAGGTAAAGCCTTTGGTGGTGAAGGTTCGGGTATGTGGAATGCAATTAAGCAAAGCTTTAAACTCAGTGGTCTTGGTGCTATAATTGGTTCTAGTATAGGATTAGCATTCTTTGGTGTTGGTGCTATCCCTGGTGCAATCATTGGTGGTTTAATTGGAATGGCTATTGGTGCTATTACGGGATTTTTTGGTGGTGAAAAGATTACTGCAGGATTAGAAGGGGCAGGTACAGTTATTAGTGATGGATGGAATAAGGCAACAGGCTTTATAATGTATCATATAAGAAGACTTGGTGAATGGTTTTATAGACC